GGTCTAATTGGCTCAATCTTCTTTAGTAAACTTCTTGCCTCTGGATATTCTGCGTTTAAAAACTCCCTGCGAGCAATCATCTTGTCAAACAAAGCTGTTTTTTCTGCCTGAGTTCCTGCGGCATATAAGTTAATAGAGTCTGCTAACTCAGCATCGCTAATTAAGTTGATCTTGCGGATTCCTGCGACTATCTCGTCACCTGTCAGGTGCTTAAATACTGCTGCCGACTGAGGATTCCGAACCTCATTTAGCAAGGTCTTAAGCTCTCCTACGGTGTCACCAAATAATGCACCTTTCTTACCGCTACCAGCCATTGCTCTAAATTCTAACGCCCCACCAGCATCTATTCTGTAAGCGACCCCGTTTTTTACTAATAGATTGTCATAACTTAAGCCTGCAACATCCCAATTTGCCAACCATGCGTCTGCTGCAAAGCCCTCGTTGACTCCAGCGACCTCACCATTAATCAAGGCTGCTCTATCTATCTTCAAGCCCTCGATATACTCACTAGCAATACCAACATTGCCGTTCTCGAGTTTAATTAAGTGGGTCTTGCTAACATTCTCAACCCCTGCTTGCTGGTATAGTTTCCCAGCCAATACCTCATTTCTTGCGCTGGCTTCGCTCTCTGGAAATTTGATGTAAAATTTCTCACCTGTCTTTTTATTCCTATAGAGTCCACCCTCGTTACTGCCTGATTGAGCGCCTACTTTTTCAAGGTCATTCATGTTGATATGGCTAAACTCATTGACGGGTTGTGCTGGCTTTGCTTTTTCCAGCTTTGCCATAAATGCGTCTTTTTCTGACTGATTAAGCCCATCGAGTGCCGCTTTCTGCGCTATGGTTGGCTCTTTCCCTGCAATCACATTCTTTTTATAGCTGTTTAGCTTTGCTTGGATAGCCTTGTTATCTTTTAACACCTGAGTATGGCTATTGATTGCCTCAACTTGTTTTTGAGCTGTCAGCCCGTCCAGCTTGCCTTGTTTCTTAAGTTGAGTCAGTGCGTTTTGCTCAAAAGTGGCTTTACCTGATGCAATGTCGATTAATGTCTGCTTATGCTGATCGTCTAGCGTTAGCTTATATTTCTTTTGCAAATCCCCTAGCGTCAACTCTTTGCCGCCACTTATCATTTGATCGAACGTAATCTTCCCGTCTTTCCACAACTGCGCTCTACCTTTACCTAGTAAATCGTTAGCGAAGTTGGGTTGCTTATCTGTCTTTCTCTTAAGCCAATCCTCGAATGTCTTGTCAGTAACTTGACCATCCATCGATGCTCTTGTGCTGTCTGGCAGCTCGTCCATATTGATGCCTAACTCTTTCCATGTTTTTAAAACTGGAATCATTGAGCATCGGCATTGAAAGTGCTGCGGTGGAATAGTGTACGGAATGGCATGATCTATTGGCTTATTATCAATCGTCCATCTTTTACCGTCACGAACACCACAAGTCGGGCAAGTTCTACGATCTAATGCTGCCGACCATTCCTTACCTGACATAACATCGCCATTGTCCTCAAATATCTTTTCTCTTGCTGTGTTAGCTACCGACTGCACTGAGGTGTGTACCAAAGTCTTTGCGCTGCGCTTGGATATGTCCATCACTCCTCGCACACGCTTAACAATTTGTGGTGTTGTTTCTGCTGCCACCAAGCCTTGCCTAACCGCTGTTTGAAATCCTGCTGCGGTGTCCTTTGCTTGACTGCTCCACCATTCTTTTTGAACAGCCCCTTGCACTATCGTATTACTGGCTAATGTTTTTAAATAATCAGCTGTTGGTACGACTTTGATTGGCACTTGACCACCAACAGCAACAGATAGCGATGATGAAGTCGCCTTTGCTGCTGCCTTTGAGACGTTATCAGTCACATCATTTGATACGTTCTCAATGTCACCATAGTATTGATGAATGACTGTTTTCGCCTCATTTAACTGCTCGATAATTCTTGCCTTACTCCATTCCGTTACCCCTTTCTGAAGTTTTGCCGTCAGCTCTTTCTCTAAGTTCTGAAGCAACTTGATAATGGTTTTATCAGCAGACGCAGCTGCCATTTCTGCGTCTAAATGAATTTCAACTGAACTATCGAATAAGCCCTTATTAAGCGACATTTTTCACTGGTGCTGCTGGTGCTACTGGTGCGGCCAATACTGGCATCGCTTCATTAATAGCCGCTTGCTCGTCCTCGAAAGTGGTGTCGCTTGAGATAATCTCGCCTTGTTTTAAGTTGTTGAATAAGGTTTGAGGTGATATACCACCAGCTTGCCAAGCAGCGACCAATGCAGCCAACTCTAAGCTAGTCATCTTGGTTGGTAAATAATCCGTGTTCAATTTAATATCGACCGCTTGAAGCCCTGCCCATAAGTGCATAAATGAACAAGCCCTTGATAATACCTTACCCACTCTGTCAGATAGTTGAGCTAATACGCTAAACTCGCCCGTACTGCGTAGGCTTGCCCCTGTTGCTGTCTCTGCTGTGACTGAATCACTAAGCATCTTTGCGCCTAGTGCTGCCATTTGTTTTTCTTTCAACTCTAAACGCTTTTCCAGTGCGCTTAAGCCCTGACCGCTAAACTCAAGATATTGTGCTTTTGCTGCTGGATCTGGAAATACCCACGCATTAACACCCCCAACCGAAAGAGTCACGCCATCTGGCAACTGAACACCAGCCAGCCAAGGTTGCGGTATGCCTGTGTAATGGCAGCCGTTCTCTAAGTCTGCTGTGGTCATGTAGTGACTGATATTCAAATCAACTAGGTCGATCAGCAAGGGTAATTCATCCGCATCGCCTAAAAAGTAAAACGGTATTTCCTTTAGTGGCTTTCCATTCATCATGGGATAAATATCGTCACCGACTTGAATAAAGTATTTATCCTTCTCGATAAACTTACGCTGCCTGTAGTTGCCCATATCATCCAAGTCCAGCACCCGATAGAAACACTGTTCATCGCCCTCAAATTCTGAGATGGCAACGTATTCTTCTTCTTCGAGTATTAACTGAATGATTCTTTTACCATCCAGCCGCCAGTTAATCACTGAATCAGCATCGAATAATGCCAAATAGGGTCTTGCCCCTAGTGCTTGAGCCTGTGCCAATGTGACCGCTTGAACAGTGGGTGAGTGTTCGACCAAGATACCGCCAAAGCCTGTCACCAAGACTTCCTCTAAGACTTCCCCTGCAAACTCTGACAGACTGCAATCATGCCCCGTTACATCGTCCAAATAAGGCGACGGATTATCGACGGTTGGCGGTACTCTCATAATCATGCCAGCGAAAGCATCAACCGTTCGGCTCATTGCCCCATAAAAGACTGCACGTCTTTTGTAGGCTTGATATTCTGCATTGCTTTGACCTGATAGCACTGGCAAATAAGCATTACCAGCCTCATGCACCGCTGTTTGACCCTCTCTTACGTCCTCACATTTCTCCCAGATAGGCAGCATTTCTTCGCTGTCTGGGTGTCTTTTGTTTATATTCTTTGCTGTGTCGCCATTCATAGTTAAAATCCCATTACTTTTGCTGTTTGCATTGCCCGAATTACGGGGTATTTATAAGCGATAAAATATCCGCTTGAGTCTGCCCAATCATCAACTGCTGGATGGGTATTCCATTTTTCTGGTTCGCCTTTTACGTCATAGCCTTGCGTCTCTAGGGCGTTTGTTAAGTTTGGACAAGTGTCCGTATTGATTAATAGCCTGTCGTGACTGAGCAGCCCGTTATAGGCGTTAATCCTATCCCTTACCGCTGGATTGCTGGGTTTATACTGGAGCTGATAACCCGCCTGTGCGATCATGCTAATATCCGACTGGCTTGAGTTGGTTCGCCCTGCCTTCCCTGACGCATCAGGATAAATGATGCAAGTTTTGTCTTTGTACTTGGTCAAGTTGTTGATGAAGTCTTGCGTATCGTGGCTAGTGAACTCGTCAACCGCGATTGGGTTGTTATTTACGATTAGAAAAACTACAGCACAACAGCCACCGATATTGAAATCAAGGCCGATATGAATAACGCTATCGAAAGTCGTAATAGATCGAGAAACATGATGTTTATGCCTGTCAAAAAAGTGATAGATTTTGTTTCTATTGAGCGAGACAAATTCGCCCTCTAAATAAAGCTGCGCTAATATAGGGTCGTAGTTAGCGAGTATTTGATCTGTATATCCGTCAGGCAAATGTTTGTTTTTGAACGTGCTGGCTTTATAAAGCACATACCCCATCTGCTGTTTCTTTACCCATTTTTCATAGACAAAACCATTAACGCCTTGGTCGGGTGTTGTTACTGCTCCGATAGTGTTCGGCTTGGCTCTTTTCTGCCTATTTCTTTCCGATATTTTTCGCCAAACTAGCCCTGCCTTGTCCTTTGGTAGCGTGTCTATTTCATCAACTATTGAGTGAGCTACTTCGTAAGCAATAATTCTTTCTGGTCTATCATAAGATCGAAAAATAATGCTGCCATAACCTAATATCTCAATCGAATAGCTTGATTTGTTGGTTCTGAACTCAACATTCAACAGGGTTAAATCTTCCTCTACGCCTGAAATTGCCCGTAAATTAATAAGGTCATAGGTCGGCATGTAATAAGCCCCATTAGCCCCTCGATCAGCGAGTAATTTAGTCACCAACCTAAGTGTTCCACCTCTACTCTTTCCGCTTCCTAGTCCACCCACAATAGCCGGATATAACGCCTCACTAAAGATAAAGTCGTCCTGCGCTGGTAGCAACTCGTAATCAGCCATTAGTCCGATGCCCTCGTAAATCTGATTGGCTCTTGTGTCTCTGTGCTTTGCTCTTGCTGTACCACTTGAGTTGAATAAAATGGTACTAAGCCCTCGACAATCATCCCTGTTTTCATCCCATCAAGTACGATCTTCATGCCCATTGGCGAGGGTGCTTGACTGAGTGCTGATAAACCCATTTTTACCGCTTTTCTGGCATTGCTGGCATAAAACTCCATACCGTCAAGTCGTCTTGTTACTTCCTCTTTTATAAATTCCTGCACCGCCCCATCTTGTGCGCCAATTTCTTGACTAACTCTTACTGTGTCTGAAATCAACTGCGCCACTGAGCCTTTGACAATGCCACGTTCTTTTGCTTTTCTGCTGATGGTTGTTGCTGGTATTCCCGTCAGCTTTTCACATTCTCTCGGACTCTTACCTGATGCCAATAATACTAATGCGTCATCAACGGTTTTAGCCATTAAGCGCCCCTTTCTTTTTTAATGACTCTCTCAAAATCAATGGCACTGTATTTTTC